ACCTGCGCCACCACCCCCGCCACCGCCTCTGGGTTTGTCCAAGATCTCTTTCATGCGCTCAATCTCGGCTTTGGCAATCAGAGGACTGGACTTAGCACGTTTATCTTTGAACTCTTCGTTCTCAGCAGCTTTGCCTTTGCGGTCTTTCTCTGGCGGGTTGTGCTTCTCATGAACCTCCTTATACCCCGGGTCTGCAGGCTTTTTTCTCTGCAATTGTTCAGGGTTGCCCTCAAGCCCCAAATCTATTTGGGCTGAAGAAGCGATAGGTTTGATCGGACCAGCCATTTAGCAGGGCTTTCCGCCTTTGTTCATCTTGACCATTTTGCCTTTGGTTTTGCCTTTGATCTCGACGCCACCACCTTTAGCCATGCCATGCAAACGCTTCTCATGACCTTTAACAGCTTTAGCTGCTACCTTCTTCATCATGGGTTTGTCTTTAGCTACATCTGAGTGCGCTTTGCCGCCCTCTTTCATAAAACCCATTTTATTGCGTACAGCTGTAGGTAACTTAGCCATACCTGGATTTTTCTTTGCGTCTATCTTTTTCATGGTTCCACCTTCTTTAAAAGTTTTGCCTTTGTCGGCTTTGTTAAACTCACGCCCCACGGACTGTGGGATTCCAACCTTCTTGGCAAACGCAGGATTATTTGCGACTGCCGCCATCAAATTGTGTTGTTTTTTAGATACACTTGGCACTTATTTTTGCCCCCAATATCCAGCAACAAACCCAACAATACCCGTGACGAAACTGACAAAACCGCCAATCGCTAGTAGCGTTTTCCACCCACCCTTAGCTTCAGATAATGTTTTCTGAATGCCTTGGATTGCTAGTTTAATTTCTTGCATTTCTTTGACCATTTTATCCATGTCGTCTTGCAAGTGTTGAATATCATTAGCATGAGTTGCTAGTTCACGGGCGGTTTTGATCGGATCAATCTCGCTCATACCATTTTTCCTTTAGTCTTGCCACGAACTTCACATCCACCGCCACGAACAGATCCGCCTTCTTTGCAGTTCCAAGCACGTAATGACTTGTTGATGCGTGAATCTGGGTCATTAGCTGTTTTAGCTGAAGTTAATTTCTTCTTCATGCCTTTCATACGGGCACAGAACGAATCACGTCTTGAGCCACCTTCTGGTTGTGGACGCTTTAAACCAGGTTTGCCAGGATTAGCTGCATTGTAGGAAGCACGACCTTTAGCGTTTAGACCACCACTAGGGTTCTTACCTTCTTTGCGAGTCCAAGCAGGTGACTTAGCCATTATGCAACATCCTTTTTGGCGTCAAGAGGTTTGATTAATGGGTACAAAAACTCTTCACCAAATGATCCTTCAAACTCAGTAATACCCATGTGACCTAGCTTGATTGTTGGGTCAATCCATACTTCGTATCCATGCTCTCTAGCACGGTCACAGAATGTGTAATCTTCGCCAACGTAGCCGTCAGGCTTAGATTGGAAATCAAATACGGAATAGCAGAACTTATCTGGGTGACCATTCTCAACCCTATCATCGTGATAACGCCACTCAGGGTGATTATCAATTAGGGTTTGAATAACGTCTCTACGGATCAACATAAACGCTGTAGCAATGCGTTTAGCCTTAACTAGACCATACGCATTCATGTAGATTCCACCGTCATCATCTTGCTCTAACGTGGAGATATAGATACTGCCTTTTTTACGGGCAGTTGGAACGCCACCTACAATACCCTTTTTGGGGTCTGTATTCCACGCCATTAGACGGAAAATGTCTTGATGGTTAAAGTTAATGTCTGAATCAATGAACATTAAATCAGTGCAATCTGAAGCCATAAAGTCTTTAACAATCAAATTGCGAACACGGGAAACAACGGAGCATCCAGAGATATTGCAAATCTGAATATCAACCCCGTGTTTAGGTGCTTCTACGCAAAACTGAGCTAACGAGATAGCCAGCTTTACAGATACCTTAAAGTCGTAAGCGGGAAGACCAATCATGATCTTCCTACCTACTAAATTAAAAGAACCTTGCGCTTGTAGTGGTTCAGTCATTTTTTATCCGTAATAAATCTGCGCTGCATCAATAGCACTCATATAGGCATAAATCCCATTAACTGCTAATACACCCTCGCCAGGAATAAGAGGAGAGTTTTGGAACTCGTCTGATGAGTGAGTTTCATAGGTTAGCAACCAACGATTAACCCCGCTAACATATATAGCCGCAGTACTTGTGATTGTGCGTGAGTTAATGTCAGTCAAAGTAAACGAATTTGCATCCACTCTAGTAATAGAATAATTACCGTCCGTTGCGGATACGCCCGTATTTGAGTCAAAGTGGATACCGACTACATCACCTGTAACTAGACCATGAGATGTCTTAGAGACCGTTACGGTTGTACCACTTTGTGCATAAGTAACACTAGAAGATACAGGAGCAGAAGTCGTGTCAAATAAAACTAAAGTTCCACCGCCACCAAAGAAAGAAACAGCCTTGACACGGTTGCGTCCAAGAACAAAGAAACCACTTTCGTTTAAGTGTCCTTGTTTTACATCATATTGCATACTCATAATTAATCTCCTAAGATGTTAAGAAGACTAGGGAAAACCCTAGTCCGCCAGATTAATTAAGAAGTAGCAAACGGAGTAGCAACAGTACCAGAACCTAACACTGTACCTGTAACCATATACTTTAATGCAGCAATTGCGTAGATCTGTACAAATGTACCTGCAACACCGCCAGTGGTTGTGCCGTTAAAGTTAATAAAGTCATCACTTGCGCCAGCTACAAAACCTACGGCAGCACCAGAAGTGTCAGTGTCGATTGACAATACAGAACCTACATACTTATCTGTGCCATCAGTACCAATCTTCAAGGAAGAAGTAGAGATTGTGGTTGGAACCCAGATTGTGTACACAACGCCTTCATTATTTGCGGTGCTTGGGTCTTGACCAGGACCAGAAGAGACTGGATTGGCTGAAGCGTTAATGGTAGGTAGGGTTAGGGTTAAGGCAGCCGCTAAAGAACCACCTACGGAGATAATACGTCCGCCGTGAGCCTCTGGGCTTAATGTGGTGCTGGTTGTAATTTCAACAATAGTAGCTGGACCTTGTTGATAAATGCCGCCCAATGAACGAATTGGACCTTGGAATGTGGATCGTGCCATGTTAATTCTCCATACAAAGTTAGCTTATTAATCGGTGTATGCGTCTGCTGGGACAGTTTAATAAGCTGGTTTCCCAGTTTCCATCATCTTACTACTTTTTTATGAATGTGCAATATCTTTTTGGTATAAATACAATGGGACACAACAGGGGTCTTTATGAGTTCTTGGCTAATAATTGTTACTGGTCTAATCTATGCCTATATTGGGTGTGAACAAGCCCTAAAAGGTAATGTGCCTATGGCAGTCGTGTATACCGGGTATGCCTTTAGTAACGTAGGTCTTTATATACTAGCCACAAAATGAATAAGATTGAAATCGACCTCAAAGCCTTACCAGTAGACGTTCGGGCGTGGGTTGAATTTGAAATCATGGCTAGTAACGCACATGACATAGCGGTGCATATTCAACGTAAAAAACAAGTCCGTATGGATGGTGTAATGGTCTCGGGGTTCTTTTGTAGTCACACGGACCGACTATTTGTAGCAGGATTATCCAAAGACTGGGTACCTATTATGGTCCACGAAACCTGCCACCGGGATCAATATACCGAACAGGCAAAAGTATGGAATCAAACCATACAAATTAATGGAGAAAACCATGACCCCCTCACTATTTTTCACGAGTGGTTAGATCATAAAATAGAGCTTGGACCCCGTAAAACAAAAGAAATGTTACAAGGGTGTTTAAATTTAGAACTCGATTGTGAAAAACGATCGGCTAAGAAAATCGATCAATTTTACCTACCAATAAACCTCAAAGAATACATACAAAAAGCTAACGCATACGTGTACTTTTACCTTGCAATGCAACATACTCGTTGTTGGTATCCAAAGGGTAAAGCCCCATTTGCACTTCCAGAAGTTTGGACTAAGATGCCTGCTGATTTTGATAATGATTATACAAAATTACCTAAAAGAATCAAAGACTTAATACTCAAACATTCATACAATAAACGTATTTAATGCCTTATAAAGACCCAAACGACCCTAGGAGAAAAGAATCTCTTCGTAAAGGCTCAGCTAAATACTACGCAAGCAATAAAGAAAAAGTCCAAAAATTAACTAACAAAAACAAAAGGGAATACCGCAAGCAGTGGAACGACTTTAAATCAACCCAAAAATGTCGGTATTGTGGGTCTAGCCACCCAGCAATTATTGATTTTCATCATGTAATTCGTGACCATACAAAACAAAGTGTTCATCACTTAGCTAAAAATGGACAATATAAACGAGCCATGGAAGAGATAAAAAAATGTATCCCATTGTGTGCAAACTGCCACAGAATTCACCATTATGAGGAACGCAAAGCTAAAAAAGCAGCAAAGAAGAAATAAAAACCCCACCTTTTGGGTGGGGTCTTGATAAAGCCAAGGAACCTATTAGGCGCCTTGTGAGCCCCACATACCGAGGGGATCAGACCAGCCGAAGCTATAACGCTCACGAGACTTGTAACGAACGTTACCAGTATCGAAGTCACCGTCCATGCTGTTGCTCAAAGGAGTACGAACAAAATGCTTCATACCGTTTGGAACATCAGTGCAGAGGAAGTAAGCATTTGGGTCGGTCAGGTAGTTATTAACTGTATAACCTTCTGGGATCGAACCATTGTTTACTAAAGCGTTGATATCGTTGTCAGTTGTACCAACACGCAATTGAGTTTCGAGCAAACGAGTTGCAACGAACTGTAATGCAGGTGGAACAATTAACTTACGTGGTTTAGCAGCGATTAACAGACTACGCTCGTCTGTCCAAGCAGCGATTTGAATAACGGCAGCTTCCAAGGAAGTTTCGTTTAAATCAGCAGCGGTAGACTGAGTGTTGCTGTTTACACCACCAGAAACCAATGGGTGTGATGTCGAGAACAAAGGTACACCGTCACCACCGTAATACTGGGCGGAGTTGGTGAAACCGTTGTTTAACACAGCAGCGGCTTTAACCTGTTTGGTATAAGCCATAGCACGAGCCAAAGCCTTGGTATAACGAGCTGATAGGCTGTCATACAAGTTGTCCTCGATTGCCTCTTCCGTTAGGGAGAAGCCGAGAGCAATGGTTTCGTGGTTGTAACGTGCTGTGAATGCCTCTTGTGCATTGTCATAAGCGATGGCAGTACCTTCGTTTTTGACTGGTGCAGCGCTGAAGCCTGACAGTTTTGTTTCTTCTTCAAACGAACGCTCAGAGGTCTCAGTTTCGTAGATCTCTTTGTGTTGTTCACCATATGTTGCATACTCAAGACCGAACAATGCGTTCAAGCCAGGGAGCAACTCTTTAAGTAGTTGGGCACGAGAAATAGCCATTTAATTGCTCCTTAAGCTGCGGTTGCTACAGGTGTTGCACTGTAGTACGTATGAACGCCCATATTCCACTTGACGATCACTTCGGTGAAAGATCCAGAAGCATTAACAGTCTCTGGAACACCCGCAATAATGCGGAATGGCAGAGTGGTTGTTGATGTGCTGGTGCTATTTAAAATACCTTCTTTCGAATCGCCAGTGGTTGTAGAGCCAGCAGTAACCAAGAATGATACGTTGTTGCCAACGTCAGTCTGAGTTAAACCACCAATGGTGGTGCTGTTCGACAATACTGCTACTTTGAAATAAGTATCAGGGTCATCACAAACGAAAGCAAGAATATCACTAGCCACTGTGGAAGCTGGATAGTATTGTTGTTGCAATAACTGTTTAGTAGTTGGGTTAGTGAACTGACAACCCATAAAAATACCAACTGCATCGGTTGCGGAATCTGTGGTAGAAACACGGCTCAAAGTACCGCCTGTGTTCAGACGCACAACATCACCCACAAAAATGGATGTGCCAGAGCCTGAGGCGATAGGAATCATACGTGTTGCACCAGCAAATACCTGACCACCAATCAAATTGATTGGCTGGAACCCATAGGGTCCGTCTACGGTAGGATAAGCCATTTAAAACTCCTAAATTAAAAAATTAACCTTTTCCAAAAGTCACCGTGGATTTCTTCTCATTAAAGAGAGGCATCCGTGGATCGCTTTGGCGCATAAGATTACTGTCTACAGCATC